GAAAGCAGATATTATGGCGCACAACGGAACTACTTTTGTTGGCTATAAAACACTTTATTCAGCTACAGATCCAAATGGTCCGCAGTTTAGTGCTACAGCGCCAACAACACAGTCTGATGGTACGCCATTAGTAAATAACGATTTATGGATTGACACAAGTGATCTTGAAAACTATCCAAAATTATACAGATATAATACTGCGGCAACTTTGAGTTCAACAAATACATCGAATCAAGTGGCAGTTACAACAACTGGCGCGGCATTTGAATTAGTTGACAAATCAGACCAAACAACAGAAGATGGTGTAGTTTTTGCAGACGCTAGATTACACACAACAGCAGAAAAATCAGCACAAGGAAACACAGGAGCAGGAACCTTTAGTACAATTAAAGATTTATTGACAGACGGTTTCTTAGATCCCGATGCCCCAGATCCAGCAAACTTCCCACAAGGTATTTTGTTATACAACACTAGACGTTCTGGATATAATGTAAAAGAATATAAGAACGATTACATTAACACTACAAAATATCCAGGTTCAGGATCAAGTGGCTTAGGAAATCCGAGAGCAAGTAATGAATCTGTTGCAGGATACTATCCAGATAGATGGGTAACAAAATCTGGTAACAACGCAGATGGTTCAGGTACATTTGGAAGAAAAGCACAAAGAAAAGTGGTTGTTCAACAATTAAAATCAGAAATAGATACAAACCAAGCAATAAGAGAAGATCAAAGAAACTATAATGTGCTTGCTACTCCAGGTTATCCAGAACTTATTCAAAACATGATTAACTTGAATACAGATAGAAATAATACATCTTTCATAATTGGAGATACACCATTTAGATTGGAAGGAACATCAACTGCGATTCAAAACTATGCAAACAATACAGCTAATTCAACAGACAATGACGAAGACGGATTAGTATCATCAAGTGAATTATTAGGAATGTTTTATCCATCTGGATTAACAACAGATAATGGCGGCAACACTATTGTTGTGCCACCAAGTCATATGATGCTTAGAACTTTTGCAAATAATGATGAATTAGCATTTCCATGGTTTGCGCCAGCAGCTGGTACAAGACGTGGTGTTGTTGACAATGCCACAGCGGTTGGGTTCATCAATAGCGAAGGTGAGTTCGAAACAATCAGTGTAACAGAATCAATACGTGATACAATGCATACTGTACAAATAAATCCAATTACTTTCTTTGCAGGAGCAGGAATAGTAAACTTTGGTAACTTAACAAAGACATCAGCAACGTCAGCACTAGATAGAATAAACGTTTCAAGATTAACTGTCTTTTTAAGAAGTCAACTAGATGCAATTGCGAAACCATTTATTTTTGAACCAAATGATGAGCTTACAAGAAATGAAATTAAAGGTGCAATTGACTCATTCTTGTTAGAACTTGTTGGACAAAGAGCGTTAAATGACTTCTTGGTAGTTTGTGATGATACAAACAACACATCTACAAGAATTGACAGAAATGAACTGTATGTAGATATAGCGATTGAACCTGTAAAATCAGTAGAATTTATCTTCATACCGTTAAGAATTAAAAACACAGGAGAAATTGCAAAATTAGGGAACTAATTTTCGATAAATAGGAGAAACAGATGGCAATATCAACATTATCAAAATTTACAGTACCTTTAGCAAACGATCAAAGTTCAGCATCACAAGGCCTATTGATGCCAAAACTACAGTATCGTTTTAGAGCAATACTGGAGAATTTTGGAGTATCAACACCAAGATCAGAACTTACAAAACAGGTTATAGACATAACAAGACCGCAATTATCTTTTGATCAAGTAACACTAGATGTTTACAACTCAAGAGTATACATTGCAGGTAAACATACTTGGGAAGCAATTACAATTAATTTAAGAGATGATGTAAACAACTCAGTCACTAAATTAGTTGGTGAACAGATACAGAAACAATTTGATTTCTTTGAACAAAGTTCAGCGGCATCTGGTATAGATTACAAATTCACAGGCAGAATTGAAATGCTAGATGGTGGTAACGGATCAAGTACACCAACAGTACTAGAAACATTTGAATTGTATGGTGCATACATAGAAAACGTAAACTACAATACGCTAGCATACAACACATCAGAACCAGCAACAATCACGTTGACAGTGAGATACGACAACGCAGTGCAGACACCACAAGGCACAGGACTAGGCACAGCAGTGGCTAGAACAATTGGTACTCTAAGTACAGGTGGTGGTCAATAATATACATTCGTTGCATTTATAATACAGGGAAAGCGTCTTTAACGGCGCTTTTTTTGTGGCTATAAATAACAGTATGCCAAGTATAAACAATTTCTTAAAAGGGTTTCAAAATAACCTACCAGGTCTAAAAGATTATAGACATGCTACAAGGCTGTTTCTAGACGATAATTTTAAATTAGCACCTAAACAAAAATTTTTATTTCATGTAGTTTTCTCATTAAATGAAGGCCTTATGGAAAAAGGATTTAGTCAGGCAGAAAAATATCAACTTAACACTTTGGTAAAATCTTGTGATCTGCCAAGGTATGGCTTTAACCTAGAAGAAAAAATTCAATACAATAAAAAAATGTATGCAGCAACAAGAATACAATACGAACCTGTGAACATTACTTTTCATGATGATAATGCAGATATTGTAAATGCATTCTGGAAAAAATATTACGAATACAATATAGCAGATTCAAATTTAATTACAAGTGATGAAGGCGTAAAAAGTAAATTAGAAAAAGATTCACAGTATAATGCTATTGATAATGAACGTAGACAAAATACAAAATTTGGTTTGGATACGCCTAAAAAAAGGGGCGTTCCATATCTAGAAATGATAGAAATATTTGTATTACGTAAAAAAGAATTTACATCAATGACTTTAATTAATCCAACTATTGGATCATTCAGCCATGACAATGTTGACCATGCCGACGGCACAGGTATTATGTCAAACACAATGCAAATATTCTATGAAACTGTTTTGTATAAATCAGGCACGATTGACGTGGTTAAAGATAGAGGTTTTGCAAAAGTGAATTACGATAATGAACCTTCACCGTTGTCGGTGTTTGGACGTGGATCAAATACAATTTTTGGCCCAGGAGGTATTGTTGGTGGTATTTCTTCTGCTATTACAGAGGCACGGAAAGGAAACTTTTTGGGAGCCTTAATCGGGGCTTCAAATACCTATAATAATTTGAAAAAAGTAAAAAAACAAAATGTAAAAGACGAACTAAAAGGCCTTACTAAAAAAGGAATACAAAATATTAAAACAGATAGACCAGTTGAATTAGGACTAATACAAGCTTTTGCATTAGGAAAAGCTGGTAAAGAATTAAACAGGGCACAGCCAAAAGGTACAGTAGATAACAATACTGGCCAATTACAGACACAACTTAACAATATTCCTTTAGATCCAGCAATATATTTGACTGCAGACGAAACTTACAACTTGGTGAACACAAACGAAACAATCCGTGATCAAGTTGCCGCTGGAATATACTATAAGGACATTGGATCACGTAAAGGATTGACTGTAGCAGAAAGTGACGTAGAATACACAGGATCATCTGATGCTATTAAAACAGTGTATCGAAGTAAAACAATTACAAACGTCAGAAAACTTGTGACAGAAGGTTATATAAGAATTTTTAGAGATTCACAAGATGTAAACATCACAGTAGAAAAGGCAAACCTATAATGGCAGGACAATACAGCGGAGGTTCAGCAGGTGGCGGCACAGAGTTTTATACGAACTTACCACCAAAAGATCAAGACGCACTTGAAAAAACAATTACTGAACTTACAACAACATCATACCAAACAAATTACGAATTCAATGCAGGAGAGTACGATGCTGCTATTGGCTTTTTTGTCAATCGTGGCTTCGGAAGAACTTCTGCAGAATCAACTGCCTATGTAATTCTAGCTCAGGCCAAAATTGATAATGTTAGTCCACAAAGTATACTAGACCAATTGACCTATGCCTCACCAGCACAATTATCTGAATTAATAACAATTATTTTAAATGCTAACAGATACAAGTCTAGCAGATTAGGTGTAAGACAAACTCTTACAACAAAGGAGACTGTGTCTAGAAATATACTAGACTAATGTTACCTCGATTTGCCAAAGGAAAATTTACTCCAAAAAATTCAGAAAAATATATTGGTCTGAAAACTCCAACCTACAGATCTAGTTGGGAGCAAACATTTATGCGTTTATGCGATGAACATCCTAACGTAGCAAAGTGGGCAAGTGAGTCAATCAAGATTCCTTACAGACACCCATTTACAGGAAAGTACACAGTATACGTTCCTGATTTTTTTGTAGTATACATAGATAAAAATGGAAGAAAGAATGCAGAGTTGATTGAGGTGAAACCAAAATCTCAAACAAGCATAGTTGATGCTGGAAAAAGCACAGCAAAGAAAAAACAAGCAGTAATAAACATGGCCAAATGGGAAGCTGCCAATGCCTATGCCAAACAAAACAGAATCAGATTTAGAGTGTTGTCAGAAGAACAACTTTTCCATAACGGTACTCGTAAGTAAATAAAAACATGACAAAAAAACTTGAAGATATTTTAAATTTACCAAATGTCAAAGAAGCCTTTAAACAGGTTGATGCTAAGGAAAAAGCAAAAGAAAGTAAAGAGGTAGCAAATGGTAAGCCTAAAAACCTTGATCCAGAAACACATAAAAATTTACAAAAAAGTTATGCAGAATTTGATAAAGTTGCGGCTGCATTGCCACAAGTAAAAGGCCTTGGTGAATTGTCAGATTTAGAGTTAGACAAACTAGCAGTTGAGGCAGAAGAAAGCTACAAAAACCTAATGGACCTAGGAATGAATGTTGACTCTCGATATTCAGGACGTATATTTGAGGTTGCAAGTACCATGCTTCGAAATGCTATTGATGCAAAATCTAATAAAATTGACAAAAAACTTAAAATGGTAGAATTACAACTTAAAAAAATGAAAATAGATCAAACGGGCGATAAAGACATGGGTCCTGTAGAAGAAAGCGAAGGATTTGTAATATCTGATCGTAACGATTTAATGAAGAAACTACTTAAAAAAGACTAAATATTGCGTATGAGCACGTTTAAAGAATATCTAGCAGAATCAGTAAAGTCATATGACTACAAAATTAAAGTTGCAGGCGAACTGGATAAAGGTTTTAACAATAAATTAGAGACTGCACTGCAAAAATTTGAAGTATCAAAAATGTCAGCAGGCAAAAAAACACCAATTATGACAATGCCTTTAGACTTTCCATATCTAAGTAACGAATCAGTTACTATATTTGATGTAACTACCAACTATCCAGCAACGACGAGAGAGATGCAAGAGTATATTGGCACTTATATGAATGTGCCTCAAACACATATCGTGGTGCTTTT